TCAAGTAGGTCCGCAGCCTGGATCGCGTTGTCGGCGGGGATGAACACGCCAAGCTGGTCGATCTTCTCACCCGGCTGCACGATACGAGCCTGTCCGGCCCACGCTGAGGGAGCGAGCATCAGAAGCACGAGCCCCACCGCGATACCGCGTTTCACAGGGTTCATTTCGTCACCCGGTTGAACACCGCGACAGCTTCATCGAGCGTGGTAATCGGCTTGCGATTGTCGTCCTTCGCCTTCGCGATCTTGACCGCTTCGAGCAGTCCGGCGTTGGTCTTCTCGGCCTGAGCGAGTCGAGCAGCCATTTCCATCCGAGCCGCGTGCTCGGCTTCAGCTTTGGCCGCGAGTACTTTGTTCTCCTCAGCGAGCGCACCGACAGCCTTTTCGAGACCGTCAGCCTTTCCTTCGGTCGCATCGATGTCGCTGATCTGCGACGCAATACCCCGGAGAGCGGCGTTCTTGATATGGCGCGCCCACGCGATCGAGACGCCGCTCGCGAGCGTGACGTAGAGAAGTAGCGCGACCGCCAGCCCAGCGGTGACCTGGATCGGTCGCGACCACTTCAGAGGATTGAACAATTACTTCCCGCCGTGGCGAACGAACCCGTACACCTTCGCGAACACTGCCTCGGCTTTCGCAACCATCGCGTCGATCTGAGCCCGGAACCGATACGCAACGTATCCGCCCGCGCACAGAGCCACGGCGTTGCTTGCAACCCACGCACCAGCCGCCACCATGTAACCCATCATGATTTCTTCTCCTCTGTCTTCTGCGTTTCGCCCCGCGCGATCAACTTGTGCATCAGCGACGGGCTCGCGCTAGCCGCCATCGCCACAGAATAATAGATGTAGTCCAGACCGTCCACTTTGCCCAGGTACGCGTTCTTGACGAACACCATCGTCAAGGCTGCGATCGCAACCACCGATGCGAAGTGCGGAACCGAGAACGCGCCGGTTTCGTGGTCGATCCACGTCGCCTTCAGCGTGTCAACAATGCTGTGCTTGACACTTCGGTACGCGGTCTGGACAGTCATTACGCGTTGAGCGCACGAACCGCTGAGACCGTCACGTACGTGTTAGCGCTCGTCTTCGACGCCTTGACCCGGAGCCCGCGAACAGGCGCATCGAGCAAAAACGCCTTGGTCGTGTTCGCTCCGAGTGAAGAAAACGCGGTACCCGCCGCTGCCGATGAATCCCACTCAGCGTCCACGCCATTCACGTCAGCCGAATGCTCGACAGTCACAGTGCCAAGCGCCGTCGCGTCCAGGTCGCCCGAGAGAGTGATGTCTGCCGCGCCCATCAGAGCACTACCGTCTGAGCCGTGCGCCAACGAAGCAACAACCGGCGAGTACGGATCGGCATTGATCAGGTCCATCACGTCATACGCGTGCTGAGTCGGAACCCCCTGAGGATCGCACGCGAGGTTGACCGTGTACACTTCAGTGTACGGATCGCTCGTATCGTCGTCGGTCGAAAACGCCTGACCCGCCACGACGGTGAAGATGATCTCGATGGCCTTCGTGAGCGTACCCGCAGACGCCGCCTTGAAGAAGAGGTTCGCGTTCTTGCTACCGAACGCAGTCCGGCCCTCGGCCGCGTGATCCGTGTTTTCCATGTAGAGAGTAACGGGATATGCGCCGCCCAGGTCCTTCAGCGCAACGACGACACCTGTGCCGTCTACCAGGACGGTCTGTCTGAACAACGTCGGTTTCATAGTCTCCTCTTTCTTAGAACTGCATCACAGCTTGTTCGCGGATATGCCGTCCAAGCAACGCCTGCACGAACGCGGGCATCGGACCTTTCTTGCCTGGCCCGTAACTCTCACTCACCTTCTCGATCGACACGCTCGTCAGCGGACCCGAGCCCGCTGGTTTGCCCAGGATGAACGCGGTCCACTCCGTAGCAGCCGTCGTCAGAACCTTCGGTACCGGGTTCGTCGCCGAACCCAATGGATCGACCGTGTACGTCAATCGAACGATCGGCCACGTGTACTCACGCCACTTGTACCAGTTCTCCCAGGTACCACCACCGTACGCGGCACCGTAACCCGCGCGAGGATCGTAAAACGCGTTTAGGTAGCCCACTAGAAGAATGCGGCCCCTAGTTGGGTCCTTGATGTCCCCGAGCAGTTGGTTGAACGTCGCCTGTGTTCCAAGCACACGCCCCTCAACATTCGTGAGGGTAAGAACCGGGCGAAACTGAGTTAGTCTCGTCGTCCCACGCTGCCAGTCCGTGAGGATGTCTTGCTTCGATCCACCCGTGAACGAGTAGCCCGTCAGGGCAAGGATGTCCTCTTCAATCGCAGGGATGTACGACTCGATAAGGGCGTCCTTGCTGGTGTCGCCGGACGGAATCGAGAGCCGATTCTTCACGTCCTGTAGAGTCGTCAGCGTCACGTGCGGTGCGGGCACCGTCATTCTCCGTTGCGGAGAGACGCACGTCGGCGGCTTTCTTGTCGCCCGCCTTTGCGGCGGCTCCCGCCGTTAGATCGTCGTACTGCTTTTTCGTCAGCCCCTTTGCCCCAGCCTCGATCAGTAACTTTGCCCATCCGCCGCCGATTTCTCGCGGCCCGGCCGGGAACTTCACCCCGGCGACGAACAATTCCTTTTCGAGATTCAAGTAGGGCATCAGGTGCCTCCAAAGGGTTATCGAACACCCCGCAACCACCTAGCTTTTGACTAGGCGGCTACGGGGGTTGAAGTCAGATTAGTGGCTGGTGATCCAGGCCACCTTCACCTTGTTGCCGGTCGAATCCTGCGGAGTCGTCGCCAGGTCGAACCCACCGTCGTCCGAACCGCCCGTCAGGTCCGCCGCCGCATGCGCCGCGACAACCGTCGCGTCGTTCGGATACGCGACAGTGACGAAGTCGGCCGGACCCTGAGGCCCACCAGCCACGCCGTTGTCGCCCGCCGCCGAAGTCTTCTGGCGGTAGCTGTCCATGACCATCTGAGCAACCTGGTTGCGAGTCGTGGTGATCACGCTCGAAATGTCGGTCGCAAGGTGAATCTGGATCAGAACCTTGTTCGCCGACGTGATCGTCACGGTAGCGTAGGCATCCTGCGAAGCCAGACCCGGATCGACGTACTGAACCGAAATGACCCGACCATCCGGATCGTCGCCCTGCGGGAACCGCTCGGTCCACACCAGACCCTCGGAATCGGTCAGAGTGTCGGCCGTCGCGCCGTGCTGGGAGTCGTCCGCGCCGTTCTGAAGAACCGTCGCAGACATCGCCGTGACGTGCGTCTGGCCGGTGCCGTTGTCGATCGTCGCGTCCACGATGTCGGCCGCACGAGGATGACCCGGCGCATCCGCCTGAGTCAGAACCGCCGCGCGAACCATGTTGGCGCTGTTCGGAGCCGTCGCGCCGTCCGTGGTGTCCACCGTACCGCTCGTGTTGAGGGCCATGTGGAAGATGATGTCGGTGTAGATCACACCCGCACTCTCGGTGTTCACCACCGTCACGTACCCCGCCTGAGCCACACCCGACGTAAGCTGGGTCTGGTCGTTGACGTAGGCCACGCGAATCTTGTCGCCCTGAACGCCAGCCACGCGAGCCGTGAAGGTGATCCGGCTGTTCACCGAACCAAACTCACGCGATGCCTTGGCCGCGCGTACGATCTGTGCGCCGACATCGACCAAGTCGGTCATGTCGAGCACGGAGACGATCACGTCGTCCTTGCGGAGACCGGGGACGCTCACGGCCGAGTAGGTATCGACAGTGACGATGGTTTCGCGGAAGTTGACGCCTTTGCCCTGAAGCTGGCGTCGAATTTTGCGGAAGTTGTCGGTGGTGATCATGATGATGGTGTCCCTTTCTTCCTTCCAATCACGCTCTGGTGGGGGTCGCCCACCAGAGCGGCAGGAAGTTCAGTTCACTTCAAGAGCAGGCCCGGATGTTACTCCGTGCCGAGAGCGATGCCGTAGCTGAGAACCCCGAAATTGGGGTCAGCGTACTTGGCGTCCACACGAAGGCTCGGGAGGAAGCTGGTCGCACCCTCACGAGGATCACGCCACCGCTCCACACGGATGCGGCGGTGCCAACCCACGTACAGGTTGAGCGGGTGCGTCAGGATCGCGAAGTTGTCGTAGTCGATCTCGACACCCGCGATGGTGCTCACGCCGGTCATCAGAGGAACCGGCACGATCGGAATGCCACGGAACGCCAGCTTGGTCCGGAGATTTTCCAGGATGTTCGTGTCCCCGAGCGGCGTACCGCGCTTCGCCAACTCGGCCTGGTAACCGTCAGCGTGCTTCACCGGGACGTAGAGCCGGAGGGCCGTCACGTCGCGGCGGTACCGAGCCGGGAGATTCGTCACCATGCGACCCCACAGGGAGTCGTACGACGTGATCGCCGACGCGTCGATCTTCTGCGACGCCGGGAGACCCGTCTGAAGCTGCTTGATCATCCCGTCGAACTGATCGAGAACCGGGAAGTCCGCGCCGTCAGCCGCCGTGCGATCGGTGTCCGACTTGATCACGAACTCTTCGATGTCACGGCCGACAGCCTCGGCGAGCATGACCATGATCGTGTCCGCGAGGGCGTCACGCTCGATGTTGTCCTCGAACATCTCGTCCGACACCGGCACTTCACCCTTGAAGAGGTTGGTGCTCAGGGTCACGAGACCCGTGGTCGGCTTCACGCGATCGCTCGCGTCGAGTCGAGTCGCCTCGACACCGGCACGCAGCACGCGGTTCCCGAAGCTGATCCGGGGAACCTCGAACTTCGGCGAGAGCGAAGTCTGGTTGTTCGCCTCCTTCAGGAGGATGCTCTCGTCGATCAGAACCCGAAGGAACTCGCGCGCCTGTTGCGGCGAGAGCAACCCACCACCGGTCGGAGCCGTGATGTCGGGAGTGGTCCACGTCGCCTTTTCGAGCCACCGTGCGATCTGCATTGTCGTTGTCCTCTTTCTCTGGTCTGTTGTTCAGGCGTGGCTTATCGAGCCTGCGCCCCGAAAACCACGTTCTCGAACGTCTCGCCGAAACGGTAGCCCTGGCCCTTGCGGACCTCGCGCTGCTCGGCGGTCATCACTTGCTTCGACTCCGGCTTCTCGGCCTTCTCGACCGGGGTGGCCTTCGTCACGGGAGCGGCCTTCGCGACAGCGGCCTCGACAGCCTTCGCGACAGCCGCATCGAACGCAGCCTTCGCAGCCGCCGACTTCTCCCACGGCATCTTCGCGTCGTCCTCGTCCGGCTCACCAGCGACGGCGGGCGCAGCATACGAAGCCTTCTCGGTGCCCTTCACGCTGAACTGCACGCGACCGACCATCGATCCGGGCATGCTACGCGGGGTGAAGTTTCCACCCAGGTCCTCGTCGGCCGGGCCGCGCATGTCCGCGTCGGGCTCGGAGAACTCGTACGGCTGAGTCGGGACAGCCTTCGCGACGAACACGGGCTCGGCACCCATGATCTGCGCGAGACCGTTCACAGCGATCGCGGTGGACTTGCTGACCTTGCCAGCCTGGTCCTTGCGAAGCTGCTTCAGGAGCATGTCGGCCGCAGTCGCAACCGCAGCGTAGTTCTTCATCAGTTGAGCAAGCTGGTCCTTGGTGATCGTCTCGGCCATTGTCGTGTCCTCTTTCTTCGTTACGGGTTTGCCGTCTCGGCTCTTGAACAAGGCGAAGGCCCGGCCCGTAGCGGGTCGGTCAACACCGTCAACCCGGTCTACGTCCAGGTCCTTCAACTCCGTTGTGAGGGCCTTCGTGCGGGTCGCCATAGCCTTTCGTTCTGGTGTTGCCTCGGCTCTGGCGCTCTCAGGCGCGACTCGTCGGGGCGGGTTCGCTCTACTTCGCTACTATGATTCTATTGTACCACACGGATGATTAGTGCCTTTGCAGGCCCCGAATCGCTGTGTCGTACTCTCCCATCTTGAACGTGTTCACCGTCTTACAACGACGACACTTCTGCTCGATCGTGCCCAGGTCCGCACGATGCGCGCCTGCTCCTGGAATCGGCTCCGCGATCGGCGGAGTGAACACGAAGAGAACCTTGTTGCAGATTGCTCCGTGCTCATTGATGCCGGTACATCTGTAGACAACCGGCTCCATGCGATCCATTACGCAGCTTGCGCTGTGCGTCCGTGCAGATGGTTCAGATAATTCGACATCGCGCCACTGTTCTGTCCCTGCACCTTGTAGCCGCCCGGAGCCGCGTGCTCCCACGCGCCATTCGCGTGCACGGTCATCGCGTGACCCGGCATCGAAGGATGATCGTAGGTCTGCGCGCCGTCACCTGTGGTACCGCGCGCTTCCCAGCCCATGCTCGTCGCAGCCTGATGCGTCTCTGCACCAGCCTGAGTAGACTGCTCGGCAGGAGCGCCTGAGTGACCCTGACGCCGCGCTTCGAGAGCAGCCGCGCGAGCCGCGTCGCTCCACGCTTTCAGAATCTCGTCGAAGCTGGGTTCGTAACCGAAGCCGCCGAGAAACGCATCGCGCTTGCCGACGCTCTTCTCACCCGGCCAGTGACCCGACTGGTTGTGCTCATACCACGCACAGAACGCGTTCGGATCGTCCGGACTCTTGCCCTCTTTTGCCATCGCAGGAACGATGCGCGACATGCAATCGGTGAAGTCGCCGCTGCCCTTCTCCATCTTTTCCTCTGGCGGCTTCTTCGGTCCGTGGATCGTGATGTTGATGTCGCCTTGCGCGAGCGTGCCCTTCTCGACGGGAATCTGACCAAGGAATGTGTCTCGTCTGAGCATCTTAGTTCTCCGCCGCCTCTTCGTCCTCGTCGGGACCGAACAGGTTCATCGCACGGTGATCGCGGTCGTCGCCGGGGTGATAGAAACCGGGCTCACCCTCGAACTCGCCGTCCTCTTGACGGCCGGGCGAGAACTGCTCGTCGCTCGGGGCCATGTCCATCGCGACCGGCGAAACGGCGTCGTCCATGTTGGCGGTCTCTTTCCGCTCCTCGAACGACTCGTCGGTGCTTCGCGTCTCGCGGACGGCGTTCTTCGGAGGATCAGCCATCGTCGCCGGAGATGGCTTCACGCCGCCGATCTTGCCCGGCGCGCTCTGCGTCGGATCGAAGTCGGCGTTGTCGGGGTGAAGGAACGCGTCCTGTCTGTACCAAGTCATGATGATTACACTTCCTCTCCGTTCGCGAACTTTCTCGCGACACCTTGGAGCGAATATCCGTTCACTGCGCCGCGCTCGATTTTTGTCCAGGACTCAGGCGTCCACACGGTGCCCAACATCCAGGTACCCGGCACGATCGTCTGTTCGTTGCCCTTCGTGTCCTTGAACTTCCACTCCGGGCCGCGATAGATGTACGACTCGACGATGTCGCCCGCGCCATCGGTGCCGCTCTGGTGCATCAGACCCACGCGCTTCGTGAGCCCGTCCTTCTTCGCGAATGCCCAAGCCGCTTTCTCCAACTCGGCCTCGGTCATCGTATCGCCGTGGAAGTCAACCTCGCCCGGCGCGTAGACCGCGCCCAGCGTGTATCGCATCTTCTCGGACTTTTGCACTGTGACGAACGCATCCTTGCGATGGTACTCGATCCGCTCAGCCTTGCCGCCCTCGGCCAGGAAGTACGCGCGCTTTCCTACAGCCTCGATGCGGTAGACGTTCGTGTCGATCGGCTCGGCCATCACGTCCTCGCTTTTGAACACGAGTCCGATGGACTTGGCAAATGCTTGCCATGCCGACTTCAGAGCATCGATCGTAGCGTCGTCCAGTGCGATCTCTTCGCTCTTCTGATTGGGGGCCTTCTCGCCTTGGAGAGGCTTCTTTCCGTAGCCCGGTGTGCTCGGTTCGACCGGCCACTGAACGTCCTTACCGGTGCCGTGCTTGTGCGCCTCGATCGCTCGAAGCTGAGCCTCGGCGTCGGCTTTCGTGTCGTGCGTCCCGAGCACTTTGCCAGACTCGGCATGCACTTGGAACTTGCCGTTGTGACCGGTGATGTACTTGGCGATCGTGTCGGACTTGCCGACAGGGCAGGCAGGCCACGCGACTTTGCAGACCGCACCCTTTTCGATGCATTTCGAGTGGAATTGAGCGATCCAACCGGCCGACATATTCCCTCCTGAGTCTATTGTACCATTCCAATCACTCTCGAACTTCTCGGTCCAGGCTGTCAGCATCCGGTCCCACTTCTTCAGGCTCGGGATGCAGAGCCCGTCCACCGGCTCCTCGTCCCCGCAACGAATGCACCGGGGGTGTCCGTTGCCAGCGGTGAAGTTGGCCGGAGCGAACCGGTGCGTGCGGTACTGCCACCGCTTCTTGTTCTCTGCGATTTTTTTGTTCTCGTCATCGAGGGTCAGAGCCTTCGCGGTGCGTGGCGGCTTCGCCGCAGCCTTGCTGTCTTCCTTGGCTTTGTCCCACTCTGTGCTGCCGTAGTAGCGGTCGGACTTCGGGCTCGCAGACTGGTCGCCGCCCACGTAGGCCATGAAGACCACGTCGGGGGTTCGGCCCTGGCCCTCCCAATCCGGTCGGTAGGCCGGGTTGAACTTCATGCGCCCGGTCTCGACGAACCCCGCCTTGCGGTACACGTCGGGCAGGCCCTCGCGCCCTTTGCGTTCGTAGTCGTAGCAGTCGAGCATCTTGCCGCCGTGCTTGACCGCTTCGAGCGCCGCCGCAGTCCCGGAGCCTTTCGGAGCACCGGGGTTGCGGAACACGTTCTGAATGTCCCCGTCCGGTGCGACCGTGGCTCCGGCCTTGCCGTCCTCGCTCAGAATGATCTTGCTGTCCTTTAGGTCCTCGGGGTTCAGGTGGCTCATGAAGTCCCGGCGCGGGTTCTTGTCCCGCTCGGCGATGAACGTCTCGGCAGACGGGCTCGCCTGCCAGTCCGTGCGCGCGATGCCTGCGCCACCGGCTTCGGAGAACTTGCCCGCATCGTCGCGCGGGTGCTGAGCCTCGTCGAACGCCTTGTACACGTACTCTTCAGGGAGCAGTCCGATCTTCTGGTCCGCGAACCGGACCCCGGCCGAGTCCTTGGCGTTGCGGTTCTGCTCGCCGTACGGGCCGTAGTACACCCAATTGGTCTGCCCGCGCGTCTCGGTCGTCATCACCCGGCGAGCCTTCGGCGAGAACATGCCCGAGTGCGATCGCCATGCGGCCTCTTCGCCCTCCGGCCGGAAGTTGTTGTTGTCCTTCACGTGTCCAAAATAGTCGTGCACCACCCGGAACACGTCGTTCTTCAGCATCGGCCGTCCGTTCGAGTCCTTGATGCCCGAGTCCTGAAGCATCGGCAACCGCTGATCCGCCGTCGCACCCTCAGGCCCGAATCCGCTCGTGGTCGGGTAGTACCACATGTGGTTGTTCTCGACTGCGTCCTTGATCATCTCGTCGGCGTTCTTGTACGGGTCCGGCTGGCCCGGCGCGACAGCCTCAACCTTCATGCCGGTCTTCGCCATCGCGTGGTACTGCGCCGCCGACTCGTCAGCCATCGCGTGGTAGCTGTCCAGCGTCTCCGGGTCGTTCGGTGTGTTCGGCATCTTGTCGTACGCGTCGGCCACCTGTGCCGCGCGCTTCTCGTCGTACGGTTGCTTCGTCGGCGGAGTGTAGGTCTCACCCCGGCCCTTCATGTAGTCCGACGCCGCTTGCTGAGCACGCACACTTCCGCCACCGCTCGTCCACTTGCCAGACTCGTCGCGCGGCTGGTCCGGGTTGAACTCCTTCGCCACCGTCGCGGGCTCGAAGTGCTTCGGCCAGTGCAACCCGTGTCGCGGCTGGATCGGCGGTAGGTCGTCCACGAACTTCGCCCGGAGGTACGTCCCCGAGTACATGTGAGGCAAGTACTTCAGCCACACCTTCGGGTCGGAGCCCATGCCCTCCTTGATCATCGTCGAGAGCACGTCGCGCGCCCGGTCGTGGTTGCCCGCATTGGGATGAATTGCATACACGAGTTTGTCGCCTCGCAGACGAATCTCACCCAACGTTACATGTTTGTCACCAGAGTAGCCGTAGACGATCGCTTTCATCATCACTCCCCGTGCTCGAATAGGTCTCGCCACGTGACGCCTTTTCGCATCAGTAGATCATATCGTTCCTTCGCAGCTTCGACCGCGTCGCTCTCGATATGCCGTCGCTCTAGGATCGTTTCGATCTTGTCCCACTTCCCACGCCACGGCTTAACGAACGCCTCGGTGATCGCATCATCGTTGTTCGTGTCGTGCACGGCACTACCCCACAGCCCGAACCGCACACGATCGCCGCCCGTGGAAAACGAAAGTCCGTGGTCGATCAACCACAACTTGCCGTTGTCGTCGGACATCCAGTTGGCCCCGTGTCGATCGGTGTTGCCGATCACGAAGTCGAAGATCGTTCCACGCTTCGCCGTGTTCTCGAATTCCGAGTCACCTTCGGTGCCGTCGTTGTGCGCGTGCGGGATCATCTGCATCATGACCCCGTAGTTCCCCTCGTACTTCACGATCGACGACACCGGCATCAGGTTCTTCATTCCAACCACCTTCGCAATGTCATACGCGGCTACCTCACGCTGGTACTGCACTCCTGCCTCGATGCCGTCGCGAACATTCGCCTCACCCGTGCTTGGTTTCCACACGAATTTCGAGCCGTCCTTCATGGTCACGATCTTCGACACACTGACCCCGCCGCCCAGGTTCTTTTTCGACACAGGCTCTAGCTTCTGAATCTTCTTCTGCTCGGGCGCGTCTTCCGCGCTCGGTCCGACCGTACCTGCAATACCCTCACCGCGCGACCCACCTGACTCGTCGCCACCGTCGCCCTGTAAGTCAGACAGGTAATTCTTCGCATGACGCCACTTCTCGCGGTCGTCCATGTTGTCCCACGCCTCGGACTGATATTCGTCAACGTCTTCGAGGTAGTCGGGCGGGTTCTCCTTCAGCTTCTCGGTTCGAGACTGAACCTCAGCCTCGAACTTCTCCTTGAACTGCTCCTCGAAGTCGTCCTTCACCTTTGCCCACTCGGCCTTCTTGTACGCGCTCGACATCTCTTCACGCGACACGCCGGGGATCAATTGCTGACGCTCAGCCTCGGGTCCCTCGTGCGGGTTGTCGCGGAACACCAGCTTGTCAGTGTCCACGGAAAGGTTGCCCTCGTCGTCCCACGAGAATGCGCCGTTCTGAAACGAGTCATCGATCGCGAAGTGGTCCCGCCACGCCGCTGCTCGCTGATTCTCTTCGTCGTGCGCAGCCGGTGTTCCGCCACCGCTGTCATCGATACCGGCCGGACGCTCACCAGGATAATAGCCGTTGTTGATGTCCTTCAACTCCTGCTCACCGAAATCTGAGTCCTCAGCTACTTCCTTCGGAATGCCCTCAAAGTTGGACTCGTCTTCGCGCCACATTTCAACGTTATCGCGCACGAAGTCGTCGTGGGTTTCTTCCTTCCACTTCTCGTATACCCGATCTTGCTGTCTGCCGTTCAACTCGCCCCACTCTTCGGGCTGTGGGGTAGGACCTTCATCTTCTTCAGCCTGAGGCTCCGCGCCCGTGCTGAAGGCTTCCTGCTCAGGCTCGGGCTGATCTTCGGTCTTTCCGCCCTCGGGGTGTCCGGCACGAGGCTCTTCGCCTAGCTGGTCGGACGGCAGACCCGGCGCGAGCGGTTTCTCGGTGCCCAGGTCGCCCACCTGTGCGGGTCGCTCGAACATATCGGCGGGCAGGCGACGAGCGTAGGAGATTTTGTCGGCTGCGCTCATGGAGTCCCACTTGTCGGCGGCGCGGTCCACGAGCGTATTCAACTTCCAGTCGTCGGGGCCGTGCTTCTTCGCCCAACCGACCCAATCTTGCAAGAACTTTTCGCGCACGTTGAACTGATCATGACCGGGTACAGCGTCCCACGTCACGTCGTTCATCGGGTGCCCGGTCGGCCCCATCACGCCATCGCCGAGATTCGCCCACCCTGGCCCGGCATTCGGGCCACCGCCCCCGGCAAACCGTCCACCCGCCGCTGTGCCTTTCGGCTCGCGCGGGTGATCTGCCTCGTTCCACTCTTTTTCGATGATGTCCATTATAGGACTCCTAGTTCAAGTAGTACTGCCGCCGTCTTTTTGGTTTTCGTTTGTGGCTCACGTTCAACCTGATCGAGCCAATCCGGACGCCGTCTCGGCTTCAACGGATACGCACCGCCCGGTCCGTTGGACACAACCTTGGGAGGACTCGGCGGGTTGGTCACACTGCCGTTCATGTCGAGAGACGCGGCCGGTTGCGTGACCGATGCTGTTCCTGTGACGTTCGTCACAGTGACAGAACCCATCGCGTCCAGGCTCGCGGCCGGTTGTGTCACAGAACCGTCGCCGACAACACCCGTCTCGGTTACAGTGCCCGACGCGTCCAGGCTTGCGGGTGACTCCGTTACAGAGCCAGACGCCACGAACCGCTCTTTCGCCGTCGCGTCGAGAGAAGCCGCAGGCTGAGTCACGCTTGCGGTTGCTACGAATTTTTCCTTCGCTACCGCGTCCAAGCTAGCGGCTGGTTGTGTTACGTCAGCGCTCGCGGTGAATCTTTCCTTCGCAACCGCATCGAGACTCGCCGGGGGTTGAGTCACGCTCGCCGTGGCGGTGAAACGCTCCTTCGCCGTCGCGTCCAGGCTCGCAGCGGGCTGAGTGACATCAGCCGTCGCGGTGAAACGCTCTTTCGCTGTCGCGTCCAACGATGCGGCCGGTTGAGTGACAGAGCCCGTAGCTGTGAAGCGCTCCACCGCAACAGCGTCAAGAGACGCGGCGGGCTGTGTAACATCCGCCGTACCAGTGACAGGAACCGTACCCACCGCATCGAGGCTCGCAGCGGGCTGCGTGATGCTCGCTGTCCCGGAGATGACGCGGTTGTTGACTAGGATCGCGTCTGTCGGCGAGGGTCGCGGGTTGTTAAGCTGAATGTACCCGCTACCGTCTTCGAGCAGCATGCCATCGCACGCGTCGCTACTGTCCGGTGCTTGATCGAGCAGGATATACGAAGAACCGTCTTCTTCGATCAGCGCGCCCGAACTATCTTCCAACAGAACATGTCCGCGCGGCATCTCTTCGAGCCGAATCGTCCGACCGTCTTCGGCTTCGAGGTTGCCTACACCGCTTTCAAGCTGAAGGCCGTCTACAACCGTCGCCTCTTCGAGGATGACAGTCCCGCCGCTCTCAGCTTGTAGAAAGCCTGAGCGGTCTTCGAGCATGATACCCCAAGGATCGGGGTTCTCGACGAGCATCCGCGAATCGATACCCCACTCGAAGAGAAGAACACCACCGCCCGACCCGTCAGCCGGGGTTTCGAGTGCGATGTCGCCATCGGTTTCTGTGAGCAGCGCTGTGTATTCGAGCAACACAACGCCGCTGCCGTCTTCGAGAGCGAGTCGATCTCCGCAACCAACAGACGGCCCTGTCGGAGTATGCTGAGGGACGGTGCCGAACGTGCCGCCGCCGAAGTCTTCGATCTGCCAGTTGGTTCCGCTGGCGAGTACGCCGGTCATCGCTAAACGTCCTGCGGCGGTGTACGTGCTGTCGGTCGTTGTCAGGATAGCGGTCCACGCACCGGACGCACCGGAGCGATACCACGCCGTGAGAGTCGTGCCAATCGCCGAGAAACCAACCCCATCACCATTAGCAAAGGCTTGCGTCGTGGACGCTAGGGTCGTCCCGAACGTGCCCTGTGGGCCGGGGTTCGTGGCGTTGTAGACACCGATCTTGAATGTAGCGACGCCGCCCGAGACTGTCAGTTCAAGACCGTAACCACTAACACTAGCACCACCGTTGTCACCACGGAGCCAAATGGTGATGTTACCGCCGCCACTCGAAACCTGTGCGATCGTACACCAAACTTCACAATCGGGTCCGTAAGTCGCATTGCTGCGATAGTCAGTCGCAGTCCCCGGAATCAGAAAATCGGCATGTTGATTAAAATTCTCAAACGTATTGCCGGGAGACCACCAACTAGCCCACGGACTCGGAAGAGCCGCGATGTCTGATCGGTTGAAGTTGTCGAGAAGCTGCGTAGTCGGGAAGGTCATGTGTTTAATCCTGCGGCCCAAGGAGAGCCGCAGGACTCTTCTCCGATTTTACAAAAGTTCTGCTTCCGCGAGTACCTGCACGAGCGTCCAGGCTGATGCTGTCGTCGTGGTGATGGTGATACCGACGATCAGGTTCGCCACTGTCGAGTCGAACGTCGAGCCAGCCGCCTGATACGCTTCGCCCGCGATGTTGCTGAAACCCGTCGTCGCGAGGTTGTGTGTCAGTCGTCCGGCGAAGTTTGATGTCGCAGCCGCACCGATGGTCCGAATCGTAGCCGAAAGATCGAGCACACCGGTATCCGCAGCCGCAGTCGGCGTACCAGTCGTCAGCGTCGCGATCGTCGCGTCGCCGGTCGTCCCGAGCGTACCGATCTTCAGAAGGATTGTGCTGCCCGCCGTCGAACCAGCGGCGGTCTTCGTCATGAAAATGCGCCAACGGAACGTCGTACCCGCTCGCAGCTTGCCCACCGGAACAGAGATGCTGGAACCTGTCACGTACGCAGTCGTCGCGGAAATTGTCTGGTCCGCCACTGACCGATTCATGAGCATGTTGCCGATCCACGGCTTCAGGTCGGTCCCGAGCACGATCTTCTTCGTCGTTCCCGCATCGTTGCACGGAATCTCCTGTGCGTCGAGCGCGGGGGTCGAAACCTCGGTCAGGGCGCTGATCTTCGTGTCCGCACCACCCTCGATAAGCGGCATGAGTCTGCCACCGTGTTTGAGGAAGCGGTGCCCGTAGACTTCGACAACTTCACCTTCGTGGCCGTCGAAGGCGAACCCGAACGGCTGGGTCCGCAGACTACGAACGAAATTAGGATTGAACTTCGGAATAGTGCGCTCCAAGGTCACCATGATTAGCCCTCGTTCTCCGTGTAGGTGAAAGACGAGACCGCCACTTCAGCGTGAATGACGATCGATGTCGTGTTGAGCACCAGGTCGAACGTACCACCCGCGCCGATGCTACCGTCGAAGACAACCGTCGTGCCGTCGCTTTCGAGGGCACGGAACCACGCCGCAGTCCCGGTCGCGTTCGCGTCGGTGTCGGACGTGATGGCGTTCGCCACCGCCACACCGGCAGACGGCGCACCGAACGCGGTCGCATTGAACCGTAGCTCGGCGAGCAGAGTCGCGCCGCCGATGCCAGCGTTGGCGTTGGCGGGCTGCGACCCGTCATAGATGCGGAGGTAGCCGTTGTTCAGAAGTGCCGTCGCCGCGACGGCCTTCGCGTTTGCGGTCGTGTCTGAGAATTTCGGATTCTTTGCCATTACTCCATCTCCTCTTCGATCGAGCCTGTTATGTTACCCTGTTCGTCGTACTGTACCGTTCGCTTCTTCTTTCGGAGCAGCGCTTTCAAGAGACTGCTCAGTCTCTCGGTGTTGTCTGCTTTCATTATGTTGATCTCCTTCATAACCTCGCCCAGCCGCTCTACGACTTCGGCGTTGTCTGCTTTCACGATGTTGACCGGAGCAGGCAACACAGTGATGATAGGAGCCTCAACCTTTACAACCGGAGCCTCGGCCCGGATGATCGCCGTGCCGGGCGCGATACCGCCAGCCGGGAACTTCGGCTTCTCGTCGTGAGCCTCGGGCTGAACCCCCGCGTCGTGCGCCTTCGCAACCTTGAACCCCCACCCGTCACCGGTCGGCTTCATCACCGCGAACTCACCCGGTTCGGTGATGTCGTTCGGTCCCATCATCAGTTCCGGCGTCATCTTCGCGCGATCGCAGACAGCCTCAGCCGCGCGCACGTTACGCGTGTGCGCCACGAGCACGATGACCTTGTTGCCCTTCTTCGCATCCGCCTGAGCAGCTTCGAGGTACGGGCAGAAGCGATCCATGAAGTCATCGAATGACTCTCCGTTCGGTGCCTTCTCGCTGTGATTCATCACGAGCGCGTCGAGTTTGTCCTTGATGCCCTCGACAGGCTTGCCATTGTAATCGCCCAGGTCCCACGGACGAAGGTCCCGCGTCTTCGTGATCGGCACACCACCGAGCGCGTCACTGATCGCCTGCGCGGTATCAGCCGCTCGGCTCAAGTCCGACGTGTGAATCTCGTCCACGTGCGGGTATTCCTTCGCGATCTTCGCCGCCACCCTCTTCGCATCCGCATGTCCTTCGGTATTCAGAGGAACGTCGATCCAGCCACGAATGCGCGGCCCACCTTCTTCGGCGGCACCCGAATTGAAGTCCGTGCTGCCGTGTCGGGCCAGGATCACAGCCGGACCCTCAGCTTTGCGGACTGCCGTGATGTCCACGTCCTTGTACGGCTTGCCGTCCATCGAGGCATCGAGCGACGCGTCAGCCTCGCGGTGTGCGTCTTCCATGTGCTTCGCCGTCTTATCGTCGTCGCCGTAGAACGTGTGACGCACCACGAGTACGCCGTTCTCAACCATGTCCACCGTGCGCTGAACCTTCGGCGTCCGGTACTCGGAGAGCGCCATCGGTTGCGTGATGCCCTCGGGTGGTGTGAACGGTTCGTTGTCCCGCATGCGCGGATCGTTGTGATGACGCTCAGGGTTGCGGCCCTGTTGCGTCATCGGGATGCTTGGCTGTGCGCCCGCCTCGGTCTTCGGTGCCTGCCAGGCTCCGCCGCTCTTGCGCAGCCGATCCTCGGCTCGCAGCTTGTCTTCACGGTCGTCGGACATCTCCGGGCTCGGCTCGGCACTGATCGCCATGTTGCCGCCCGTCGTCGGGTCCTCTTTCTTCAGGTCGCCGTTCACGTCCTTGTCCTCGAACTTCGGCCCCACCGCGCCAGCGAATTTGAACTCCGGCTTCACCGGCCGCTTCGTGAACTCGGGCGCGGTCGCCACCGCGAGCCCTTGGCCCTGACCCTGTCCGCCGCCGAACTCGTCCTTCTTCACCCCGAGATTTTGTCCCAGGTCTACGTCCGTGTCACCCTGAGAGACAACCTTCTGATCCTTGGTGTATCGAATCCAATGACCGGATGACCACACTCGAACTTCATCGTCACTCTTAGGGTTCGAGTACACTACCGAATCGTGATCGTTAGCGTGGAACTCCCACCCGTGCGCGTCCAGAACTCTCATGTGCTTTTCGGTCCCCGGAATCGCAACCTCAGCCTTATTCGCGCGCCGTGGCTTCTTGAACATGCCCTGCTCTGGCGCGATGCGGCCCCCGTTGTTCAGGTCGCTCGTGCCGAACGCCGCCGTGCTGTCGCTCGCCATCCCTGCCGGTGCGCCGTCCTTCATGATGCCCGGCGACGAGGCTGTGCCCAGCGAGCCGTCCGGCGTGAACGCCGTGTACACCTGACCGTCGATCGGCTTGCGTCGCTTGTCGTGGTTCAACGACATCAGCGGAGTCCCGCCGCCCTCGGTCGGAGCCGTGAGTCCGGAGCCACCCTCGCCGTCCTTGTACACCGTATCCGTTTCAAGCGGCACGTCCGCGTGTACACGAACCTCGTGTAGGAAGTCATCGGACCCGGCACGAATGAGAGCCCGACCCGGCAGGTTCTTCTTGCTCGTGGTGACAATGCCGATTTTCGCCGGGTCCATCTTCGCGAAGTCCTCACCGCTCCCGTACAGAAGCGGGTCCTTCAGCATCGCGTACTTGTCGTTCTGGTGGAAGTCAGCGCCTTTCGTGTTCAAGAGTTTCTGAGAATCCATATCCCTAGCTTGAAGGTACTGAGTGAAGGTCTCTTTCGCCAGCCGTTGCATGCTGACCTTCATCTTCTCAGGGTCCTTCGCCGGGGACGTGTCCCAACTCTCGCCGTTCCATTCGCGCGACGACGACTTGTGGTTGGCTTCCCAATTGCTCAGCGAGTAGTCAACCGACCGCTGTAGGTCACCCTTCTGAAGTCCACCAGCCTTCTCGTCCTCGCGGGCGTAGCCTTCGAGTTTCGCCTTCATCGCTTCGGCAGTATCGGGTGCCTCGTGCGTGATGTCCACCGTGCGGCGTAGTTCCTTCGTCATTAGCTCCGCATCGGCCTTGCTCGTCGTGAACGACACACCAGGCATGCCGTTGCCGCCGCCCATTCCGCCGCCGTCGCTCGCTGCCCGCAGATACCCCGAGCCTTTAACGGCGGGGAGGTTCGTCGTCGCGTGGTACAGCGTCTCGGGTACGTTCTTGATGTTGACAGGCTCAGAGATAAGCCGCCCGCTGCCCTTACCCGTTTTCGGGTCGCGGATCACGTACTGCTTCTTGCCACCCCACGTGGACTCTTCGATCACGTCGTCGGGGGTCATGAACACACGCGAGCCCTCACCCCCGCCGCTCTCGGAGAACTTACCACTCTCGTCGCGGGGATGCTGCGACTCGTCGAACACCGCTTTCATCATGACCGACTTCCGAGTACCCTGAAGTCTGAACAGACCCTCGGTAGCACCGAACGTCGAACGCAGCCACTCAATCTTGAACTCAGTCACAGGCGGAACCTCGGGCGGAGCCGCGCTCTCACCGTACGCCAGCGTGATATGCGGCTTGTACTGCCCATTCATCGAGCCCTTGCCTTGCGGGGGCATGCCGTAGCTCGCGACAGCCTCGGCCACCGTCTCTTGCAGCGAGTCAAGTGCATCGCTGAGCCCCACCACCGCGTGCAGGCACGGGCCGTCATCGGTCTCGGCGAACACACCGTAACCGGTCAGCGTGATGTCGAGCGGCGTGTACTCCTTCGCGATCGACGAGACGATGTCGTGGAGCGTCTGCATCTTCTTCGCGTTGAACTGATCGGACTTGCCCAGGTAGACGAGTGTGATATGAAGGTCGTTCGCGGGCTGTCCGCCCTCAACGATCAGCTTCGTTGCCACGTCGAGCGGCACCTGTAGTGCGACCATGACGCCGCCGCTCTTGTCAACGGCTGCCTTCATGACGTAGTCTTTTGTTCTGTAGTAAATCACACGCGTCCCTTTCCGTGTGCCCACGATACCGCGATGCAGAGCACCAACGCACCTATCACGATCACCCACGCCACAATGTTCATCGCGCGTCCCACGTGATGAAGCATCGGCAATTGATCACGTTGCCCGCCGTCGCGCCCTTGCTGATGTCGCCCGGCCATCCCAGGTACTCGCCGCCAACGACGAAGTCCTGATCTTGTTCAACGGTCTGCCCGTCCGCGTCGGCGTGGTCGTCACGCACGAACGCATCGCCCAGCGTGTTCCACGTCTTCTCCATCGCCACGCCCGTCGCCTGCGCTGCCTCGTTCGAGGCAAAGTTAGCCGCGTTACCGACTTCGGTTCGAGCGATCGTCATGCTGCGATTCGGGATGATCTCGTCGAGGTACAGGTCGTCTATTGCCCGCGCGATCATCTCGACAGTGTCACCCTGTGCTACGCCGTCCGCGATGATCTCCCGGAGAGAGTCACGGGTCGTCTTATTGATGCCCGCTACACGCTCCCCGGCGTTCTGCCGAATCCACTCGGTCATTGGTGCGGTGAACGGATCGGGAGCCTTCATCGTCGCGTCCAGGTGCCCGAGCACCCACGGACCGTAGTTCCCGGCTGTCATCAGGCACACACGCTTGTACGTGTCTTCCAGGTCGTCGCGGGTCGCCCCGAGCGCCTGGTCGATCAGGTCCAGACTGATGCCTGCGTCCTTCACGAACTCTTGCTGATATGTGAAGAAGTCCCGCATCATGTCCGCCGCCTTGTGTTCGAGGATCAGCTTGCGCCGATCGACCGTCGCCTTGATCACCGCGCGATCGAACCGCTTCGTGCGCGGACCAACCGCATCCCTGTCGGCGAGGAAATTCATCGTCGCCCACAGGACTCGGTGCCGCTTACTCACACGATACGCGCTCGGGATCATGCTCGCTCCGGTGCCTTCTGTCCTGTCAACATTTCGTACGCGCTATCCTGAAGCGCCTCTTTAACAACAGTGGCGATGATGCACTTCACAGCCGCCACTTCGCGCGGGCTGCGACAGGCTTTGTGCTCAGCAAGAATCTGCACAACTCTCTCGTCAGTCACCGCCAGTGCTCCTTCACCCACGCCGCGTCTACCTCGTGCGGCTTACCGGGTCCGTAGAACATCACCACTCGGGCATCCTTCGGCAGGTGCCCGGCCTTCTTGATGTAAATGTGCCCGTACACTCCATCAGCCTCGGTCCACGTCGGCGGGTTCAGATTCCGCGACGAGACGAAGTTGTCGATAAGTTCCATGTCCGACCGTTGCGGGTCACCGTGAAACGTCTCCCACAACTCGTGCAGATAGCCCCGGTCGAACAGCATGAACCCCGGCATCACGCGATGCTTCATCTTCGGTCGCGCCGCCATGATCAGCGGCTCCGGCCGGACGATCATGTCCGTGATGTCGCCTGTGATCACCGTGTCCAGGTCCAAGTGCAGGAATCGTCCCGACTGCACTTCGAGGAACTGGCGATCGAACATCGCGAGCCGTCGCTGGCACAGGTCGTTGTCCGCTGACCGGTAGCCTTGCGGCTTCTTTACGCCTGCCCACTTCGTGAACATCGGAACCAACGCGATGTCCTGATTCAACAGCCCCTCAGCGTTGTCCGTGATGCAGAACAATTGGAACGGCACCCGCAGATGCCGACTCAGCATGTGGTTGAGCCGGATCACGTACTCGGGTCCGTACGCGTCGCCCCACTTCCACGTGAGCACGCTGATCAAATCGCCCGCCTATCGGTCAGCGACACACCGCGTGTCACCGTCCGGCACTCGCACGTCGCTGCCAGCGTCTTCGCTTGGTACTGCTCACCGCGCCCTCTGGCGTAGTGGTAAATGTACAGGCCCTCGATCAGGAACACCCGCCGCTTCGCTCGCCTGAGCGCAAAGTGCATCTGATGATCCACGCAAAGTTGCCCGTCCACGAACTTGCCCGCGTCGCGCCACGCTGCCTTCGATAGGATCATGATGTAGCCGCCCCATCCGTAGGCCCCGGTCGCGTCGGTCACGTCGGTCAGGTAGCGGTTCGACAGCCGCGCCTCGCCGAGTGCCCGGTGATACAGAATGTCGTGGTTATTCTGATCCGCTTCTCTTGCCTTCTGCCACGGACAGAAGATGCGGTTCGTCACGCCTGTGAATGATCCGTACGGCTCAGCCGCGATCGCGCGGTCGATCTGCCGGTGCCACTCGAACGTCGTGAACATCACGTCGTGATCGAGCAGGACCGCCCAGCCGTCCTCGGGCAACATCTCCATCGCTTCGTTGTACGCCGCGCCCAGGTTCGTGTCCTCACGCCACGGAATGAACGTCTGAATCACCGCCAGTGCTCCTTCACCCATCCGTGCGCGGCGTCGTCCATGACCGACTTGTCCCTGTGCCCAACGAACACGATTCGTGTTCCGGCCGGTAGCTCGGGCATGACCTTGTCAGCCTCGAACGGTATCGGCACACCCACGTTTCGCTTCAGCCGACTGCCGGGCGCGACCGGCTCTCGACGCCAATCGACCGGCTTGTGACTCCGCCTCGCGACACCGTACCCGGAATTGAGACCGTCTGCCTCGGTCCACGTCGCCGGAGAGATGTTGTGCTTGTACAGGTACCAGTTCAGCATGTCCTGATCGCTGCCGTCCCGCGAGCCACCCGAGAATCGCTTCGCTTCAGCCGAGAACTCCTGCGGGTTCGTCTTGTACTCGTACCACAGGCCATCGAGCACGCCCGTGTTCATCAGAATGAACCCACCAGCGTATAGTTTCGCGTACTCGACTCGCCAGCACACCAACTGCTCGGGCCGATCGACGAGCGGCGTGATGTCATCTACGATCACCACGTCCAGGTCGATCGCCAGGAACCTCGGCCCGACCGGGAACTCAATCGAGAACTGCGGCATCCGTTGCGAGCAATGCGACTGCGGAATGCCCAGGTCCGCCATCGCCATACACTCGACGTTCGATGCGATGCCACGGAAGTCGTCGGTCACGCATACGAGCCGGTGCTTCATGTGCAGATGCCGTCGCAGCATCGATTGCAGCCTGTTCACGTACTCAGGCCCGAACAGTGTGCCCCACTTCCACGTGACCACGTTCAGCATGTGAACTCGTTCCAGAAGTCGCCTTTGACGAACCGCATCTTGCTATTGATCGAACGGCGTTCGCTCTCCTGATAGAACATGTGCGACATGATGCGGAAGTCGAAGCTGACCCGCGTGAACCCGCTAAGGTTCGGCACGTTGCCGTGCTTCGTCCCCGCGCCATCGAAGATCAGCACTTGCCCCGGCTGACACGGCCACGGGGTGTAGCTCACACCGTCCGGGTCCTCGATCCACACCGCGCTCTCACGGAAGACTGGCGTGATCGGCACCCACAGATTGATCTCGTGCGGGTCGTGTCCGTAGTCGCTGTCCCGGTGGAACTCACCCACCGCAACATTGCTCGGAAGCTGCACGCGGAACGTCGGGATACGCTGGTACACGTCGCCGTGCTCGATCGGCCCCATGTGTTGCTCAACCACCGCGTGCACGAACTCGGTGTACATCGTCTCGAATGCTGCCGTACGGGCCAGGTCGTAGAAGGCTTTGTGGTACGCCGTCTGTTGGTCGGTCTCGCGCGTGAAGAACGGATAATTGCGCTCGCGGTGTACCTGCGTCAGGTCGCCGAATAGACGGGTGAACTTCGCGGCCCACGGAAACCGCGCCTCGTCGTATTTGACCACGCGAGGTTTGAGTGCCATTGCCCTAGATTAGTGGCCCCCTGAAATGAACGGGCCATCAGCGTCCACGAAAGTGTCTCTCTGGTCGAAAATATCGTTGTTGTCGGTGCTCGGCGTTAGAGATTCAGTGTGATGAACACCGATACGGGTGCCACTGAGCACATGATCGTATACCGCGACTTCGTCGAGAACACCGTTGAACGGGTACCCGAACGTAGCTTTGCCGATCCAGACACGATCTCCGGTTAGAGGCACACCGCCAGTGATCGTAACTGACTTGACAAGCGTGCCGTTGACATACAGCTTCGCGTCACCGCTAACAGAATCGTACGTTCCGGCCACGTGAAATGTCGAGCCCGCACTCAGGACGTTTGCGATGCCGCAATTCTGCGGTCCATCGGCAGTCACCACCTGAAGGAACAGGTCTTTCCCGGTGTCAGTGAACAGAAGATACTTGTCCGACGCGCCCAGGAGAGTAACGGAGATGAAACACTTCCCACCAACGTCGTTTGCCGTCTTGATCAGGCATTCGAGTGTGAACTCGGCGGGCTGATCGAGCGCGGGGATGTCGATTGAATCGACGAACGAACCGTCACCGGTCAACTGCACCGCTTTGTCAGAGTCGTCCACGAGCAGGCCCGCGACACCGACAGTCGGCGTACCCGTATACACCCCCGCGTTGCCGTCGATTTCGTCTTTCGCCGGGTCGGAGGGAGACGACTCCCCGAGTCGCCAGTAAGCGACCGGGGAGTCTGAGATGACCGCCGCTTTGTAGCTCACGAATTACCCCACGGAAACGGTGACCGCCTGCGGGTTGGGAAGCGTGTACACGTTGAACGGATCGCTCTGCGCCTGCGCGCCGACAACGCTGCGATCGGACGACACGAGAGCCACCGTCACGACGTAGTTGTCACCGTTCGGGACGTTGTCCAGTTCCGCCGTTCGGGCCGACAGGTCAGCGACAAGAACCTCCGCGACAGGGGTGTTCTGTCCCTGCGCGATGTAGACGAGCCACGCGTCGATCGGAGGAACGGAAGGAGTCGCGGGCGTCTCCACCACAGTCCAGTTTACAGTCACCGTTGCCATGTTTCTTGATCCTTTCTGGTTAGAGGTTTTCGGTCGGCTTCAGCACCACGTACATCGGGAACTCGTCGGACAGGAACGTCTCGTCACCGTACGGGTCGTTCTCTTCGCGGATGTAGCAGCTAATCCGCTTGGTCGGATAGATCGTAGTGAACTCACCGCCCACCGTCACGTATGTCAACTCACCAGGGTTACCGGTCGGATCGAGCGCGTACTCGACGCCGTCAGCGACGAGAGTGAACGTAGCATACGTCACGTCGCGCGGAGTGCCGTCTAGGTTGGTGACCGTGAAGATCAGCGGGACCGCGATCTCGTCCTGATAGAATTGTGTGGGCGCTACAGTGACCTTCAGCACAAGAAGCCTCCCCTGATTCTATTGTACCATTCAGACTCCGAGCAATCGGCGCAGCCGGTCGGGTAGGTGCCGGGCGGTTGCCCATCCGGTCAGAACCCCGAGCCCGAACACTACTCCCAGGATAGTGTACAGACCACTGGAAGAGCCGAACCACCAGGCGACAGCGTAGGCGCACTCACTCAGCACGGGCGGGCCTCAACTTGCCGTCCACGATGATTTGCCGATGCTCTTCGCGCCACCGCTTCCCGGCCTCGCAATCTTCTCGGGCGCAGTAGGAGCCGTCGCACAGGACAAGGTGAGTGTCCCGTGGTTTCGGCCGTATGCCGTACTCGATCAACTTACGCCTCTCCACCGTTCTCCCTCGCCAGCTTCTTCGTCTCGGCCGTCTCCTTGGCGTCGAACAGCCACACGAAGTAGCCGTGGCCGGGAGCCGGGTACCAGTGATCGCCCGCGTGAACCCAGCCGGACGCATCACTGGTCGCCTCGCGGATTGACCGATTGTAGTGCTCCTCGTTCACCTTGTTGACGATCCGAGAGCAGTAGTCCGCGCCCAACTCCTTCGACTTGACGATCAGGTCGGCCATAATCTTGTGCCAGTACCCGCGTCGGCGGTACTCGGGAAACACGCCGCAGGACAGAAATGCCTCGGTGTCGCGTGCATCGCTGGTGTTCATCTGCAAGATACCGAATCCTACGATCTTCGTGCCCGAGTCGGCTATCGTCTCACCACTCACCAGGTCATAGTACGCGTACACCCGCTCACCGCGTTCCAAGACTTCGGGAGCGTGGTTCCAGTTGAACGAGTGCTCCATCTCTTCGGGCGTGCCGGTGTCGTAGAACTCGGCGAGCAGCTTCACGGCCTTCTGTGCGGTCAGCCTCTTCGCCTTCATGCGTCCTCTCTCCGTTTCTTCTTCTTGCCGCGCCACCGCTCGCGAGCCTCGTTCCGCTCCTGTCGTCGCACCGGGTCCTTCATGTCGGCGAGCGCCAGTAGCTCGGTCACGTCGCCTTTCATCTTCCAGCACTGACCAAGCGAGTCGAAGCAATAGATGCCGGGCTCTAGGACAGGCTCAGACGCCGAGTCCTCTTCCTCGTCGGTCAGGGACACCGAGATGATCTTGACGATGGAGATGATGTCCTTCATCTCCTCGATCTTGTACTTCATGGCTTACCTGTCGAACTTCGCTCCGGGGAAAATGCGCTGCCACGCTTCGTCCATCGCGTCGAAGATTTGCTCGATGATCCGCTCCTGCTTCGTGCGGGTCTCGTCGGCCTGATCGATCAGGCTCATGGCCTCAGCGTAGCTCGGGACGATCGCGTGTGCATGGTAGCGCAACCACGGCGAGATAGCGGTCTCCGGCCGCGCGACGACGACGATCAGCTTGCCCTGTTGCTTGGCGTAGACGATCTCCATGCTCGTGCCCACGCTCGGCTTGTCGTAGCTGACGAGCAACACGTCCGAATTGGCGATGTCTTCCAGGTCACCTTCGACGATCTCCACGTCGATGCCCGGATCGTTCTCGTGTCCACGGAAGTCGCGGGCCATCGGGTCCAGGTAGCCGTGCTGAGTGTACCGGCCCTTGACGTGCTCGCGCCAGTCCTTCGCTTCGGCATCGGAGCAACCATTGATCGGTCCGCACAGGTAAACGATCATGTGACCCTCCTTGGGGTTCTAGTTGAACAGTTGTCCGGTTCGCTTCTTCAACGTCACGATCTCGGCTTCGCGTCGAGCCGTCCACGCATCGAGCCCGTTCGTCGGCGCGTCCACGTCTCGACGAGCCGCCCGGCTCTTGTCGTACGTGCTCTCTTGCAGCCGCACCAACGCACGCTTCCGACGCTCGTTCAGCCGCACACCGCTCGTCATCTTCATGTCACCCTCCTAGAGAACAAAGTCGGCACGTCCACTTGCCGTTGTAGACACAGCACACGCCGCCCTCGGCGGAAGTCTCCTTGTTGTCTTTCTCCCAGCCTTCATACTTCCAGTACGGACCGAGTCGATTCGGCTTCGTCTCGGGCTCGGATTCAGGCAACGACGGCGAGGGTGCGCCGTCCCACGGCTCTATGTGTGAACCCTTCACGTCACTCGCGTCCACGCACCCGAACGCGGGTCCGCCGTCCAGCTTGACCGGAATGCAAATCATCGGTCGCGCGGTACACCCCACCGAGAGCAGAGCGAGCAGTACAACACCCAATAGAGCGATCGGCCACAGCTTGGACATTTCACTTTGTCTCCTTGCGAACCTGGTCGGGGTCACCAACCGTTGAGCCGCACGTGTGCCCTTCGTTCGTCTTCGACATGCACAGATACCCAAGCGGCGTCATGGCGAGCATCGTCTTGCAGTACGAGCACACTTGCGTCGGCATTAACCCTTGCCGCCCGCGCTGATCTTGTCGCCGCCGCCGACGTGCTTGGTCGTATCGATCGCCGATCGATCCAGTCCGATCGAGCCGGTCTTGACCCAGCCACGCTTCACGCCGATATGGTCACCGATGCCTGGTCCGGTTCTCGGTTTCATCGCCCTACTACCTCCTTGCTGATAGGCGGACGAAGCTGAATGTCGCGACGCCACGTCTTGCCGAATCTGCGATCGACGCCGAAGAACGGCGCAGTCGGCTTCCCAGCCGCTTGCATGCCCTTGATCGAGAACTCAGTGCCGCCCGGCCATGATCCGGCCGCGATGATATTCTGGAACTGCGCTTCGACTGAGTGATGCCCGAGCACGATGTAGTCGAAGCCAGGAATGCGCGACGAGCGAAGCATTTCCTGGTAACGCGACGAGTGTCGCGACATGCCGTAGAACGGAATGCCCCACGTGCTTTGCCCGGTGTCGTCGCCGTGCACCTGAAGGAACCGCCAGCCCATGATGTCGGTCACGAGCCACCAGGTTTCGGGGATGTCCCACGAGATGTTCTTGATCGGCGACGTGCGCTCGCGGAGCCACTGATACGTGAGGTAATCGAAGTTGGACATCGGCGAGTGCTCGCCCTTCATGCCCAACCGTCCGTGATTGCCCACCGTCCCGGTGCAGTGCACGTGCTCGAACGTCTGCGCCATGCGCATCAGGAACCGCGAGAAGTTTTCCTTGCAGAACACGATTTGCTCGACGAGGTTCATGTCGATCTCGCGCTGTTGTCCACGGAAGATCGTCTCGCCTTCGACGATGTCACCGTTGAACAGGACGTTCAGCCGCTTGACGTTCACGTGGTACTTCATGATCGACTGGATCGCGTCGCCCAGGTAGTCGATCTGTCGGAGCAGAATCTCGGTGTTGAACTCACCGATGCCGCCCGTCTCTCTCGCGCTCGTCTTCGAGCCCGCTTGTACGTCGGAGATAACGAGCACAGCCTCTTCCTCGTGCATGCCGCTCGGCATCTTGATCACGGGCGGCTTGATCGCCGGTAGCTGCTTGTCCATCGCGCGCATCGCCACGATCAGCTTCTCACCGATCACTTCCCACATGGTGTCGCGGGCGGAGAGTCGGCGTACCTGAGCAGCCAAGGCTTCGCGGTCGAATTTCTCGACAAGCGTCTCGGGCGGGGTCTCGGGCGCGACGGGGGTCCGGGACTCCTGACCACGCGCCTTCGTCTCTTCGGACTGGTTGGCCCGGTACGTGCGCCGGAGCGATTCGAGCGCCGGGCTCGTGATCTCCACTCCGTACTTGTCCTTGAACTTGGCGATCAGTTCATCCTGAGTGCTCTCAGGAGCCGTGCGTTGGAACCACTTCGGGAAGCCGGGGACCCTGGACCACAGGACCTTGCCCTGACTGGACCGCGCGAGCGCCTTTGGCATAGATGCCCTCCTACCTAGTTAGGTAAACTGCTAGGAACGGTTTAGTGCGACGCGCGCAGAGCCCAGGCGATCGCTGTTGAGAGAGCCGTGCCTGCGAGAGTGGCGATCGTACCGGCGATCCATAGTGCGGCTGTCGAGACACCGCGATTGTACGAGCGTGTCTCTTTCAGAGAAGTTACGTTGTCGTCAATCTTGTCCAGGCGTTTGCTCAGCGAACCATTGAGTAAAACAAGCTGCTCACGGATCGCGGTGAAGTTGGAGCGGTCGTCCTCGACGTGAGACTTGACGTATTCGAGGAGTGTCGTGACGGGGTCCATCACTCACTCCTAAATTTTGGACTGCCGACGCACGCGACGGGAGGGCCGCTCGGAGGGAGGAGAATCCGAAACGGACTCGCGTGCATCGGCAGAGCCGTCACCGCGCAGAGCATCGCGCAGCGTTTTCTCGAATGACGTGATCACGGACAGCGCCTTGTCCACAGATTTCTCTTCGGGTCCCGGCAGAGGAGCCCCGTCCGGTCCCATGTTTCCAGGATGCTCGGGGTTCGGCTTCGCTCCGGGCTCGAAGGGCATCGCAGGCTTTCCGTCCGGGCCGATATGCTTCGGGATCGGCTGACCATCGGGTCCGATCGCGGGAGCGTTCGCGTTGTTCGACGCGCCTAGCTCCTGACCCTTGAAGTAGTACTTGTTCATCGCTTCGGCCTGACTCGGCTTTTTCGCAGGCATGCCCGGCTTCAATCCTTTCGGCGCGCCGTTCGTGGGCGCGTTGCTGTCCTGCTCCTGCTCGGGCGCAGTCGGGTCCGGTGTCGCGGGGAAGTCGCCCTCTGCCATCGTCACCGGCTGACCGTTTTCGTCTACCTTCTGCTCTGCGTTCGGGTCTACTTCCTGCTCGCCTTCGCCATTTCCATTCTCCTTGTCCTGAGGCATCTGTTCGGTCTCGTCTTCGACCGGGTCCATACCCAACTCTTCGCGCGCCTCGTTCGGCGACATGATCGCGTTCTCGACCTTCTTGATGACAGCGTCCAGTTCCTTCGCCATGTCGTCAAGCTGTAGCTCGGCCAACTTCAGCCGGAACACACCGGTATCGATACCCATGTCCCTGTCGAACAGGGTGCAGTACAACCGATCTTCGATGATCGTCTGGATCGGCTGGATCGCGCCGAATTTGTACGCGCCCAGCATCTCGTCAGCCGTTGAACCACCGAGCGAGCCTTGCTCAGCCCAACCGATGCGGTAGGGCGGTACGTTGTGAGCGATCAGCACTTCTTTCGCCAGGTCGCCACGGCGGAAGCGGAAGTGACCTTCACGAAGTAGCTCGCCCAACTTCTGCGCCGTCACTTCGGTGTCTTCGGTCCCGGCCGTCAAGAGGTTCGTGTGTCCGCGCCCAGCGTTCTCCTGCATCTGTTGGCGGACTTCGTCGCGCATCGTCTTCGCGGTGTCCATGTCGGTCGCCTTGAAGTGCACGAGGTAGTCGGTCTGACCGCCGCTCGCGAACCAACTGACGTTGAATTCACGAATGGCAGTCAACTCGGCAATCGTCGGCACCGCCGCGATCCAACGCGGGATACCATACCACAGCGAGCGCGGCGTGTACGCCTTGAAGATGATGAACTCGGACGCCAGTACTTCGGGGTCCTGAATCGCAGCGAGTGCCTTCATGTCGTTCACATTCTTCCAGTCGTACACCTGACCGGTCTCGGCGTTGACTTCGCACTTCGCGCCGAACGTCTTGAAGAACCGCACGCGACCCGCTCGAATCTGAACCCAGCGGCGCGGATCGATCGTAGCGCGAATCGTGAACGACGGGATCGGATAGATCGCACCGATCGGAGCGTACTGGCCCGGTGACCACTGATCCATCATTCGCACGGTTTCCCACACACCCCAGCCGATCGCGTCCATCTCCCACGCGGCTTGGTACAGCATCTCGCCGAACGTCATGTTGGGCGTGAGTACTTCCATGCCCATCTTCAGCTTGTCGGGTAGCTCGGACTTCATGAGCGCCTTGTCAGCCTTCTTGCCGTCGCGAGGCTCGAATGCCCAGCCTCGGCCACACGCGTCGAACGCCTTCGCCATGAGACAGCCCGAGTGCAGTGTGTTCTCTTCGGTGAGGTTGAGCAGGCGATCCGGAGGAAGCGGCGGTTCGAGTGCGATGCCCTGCGAGTACAGACCCTCGAACGGGTCCTTCAACTGACGCGTAGCGGGATAGTCGGGTGCGGACTTCTGTACGTTCACAGCGAAGTCGTTCTTGCCGCCCCAATTGGTGATGCGTGGACCTTCGGCCTTGTACGCGCCCGTGAGCATGCGGAACGTGGTATCAGATGCAGGAGAGTTTAGCTCCAAGCGTCCGCCTTGCTCACCCGCGTACTTCTCCACACGAGTAGCGCGTCGTTCACCCGTCGATTTCTTCACGTCGGAGTACAGCCAGGTATCCCGTCCAGCCTTGCGAGCCATGAATCCCCCCGTGATTCTATTGTACCATTCGAGTGTTGCAGCCACCTGTGCGTCCACGGCCGCGCTTTGGCTTATGGTGATCGCCCGGTGGCCCGACGATCATGCGCTCCTAGTTGTAGCTCGACAGTACCCGAGTGACTGTCACCCAATCCTTCTTCGTGGGGAGCGGTTGACCCTGCATCGTGAGCATGATGGCTTCCATCTGACCGCACGCCACTACGTCCATCTCAATCGAGTACGTCATCGTAACGTGGTCCTTGCACTCGTCCGTGCACTTCTTCTCGATCTTCATGTCGTGAAGCTGAAACGTCCGAAAGTCGTTGCCCCATTCGTCCTTGCGCGGGGGTCGCTTCTCGCCGAACTTCTCTTCGCCTTCGTGTGCCATTAGTCCCTCGCTTTCCGCTTGGCGTCGTTCGCCAGCAAGTCCATCATCGCCCCGACAGCCTCGAACATGCCGGGGTTGTGAATGAATGCCGTCGCGAGCGCCTGGACGATCAGCCCTCGGGGTCCGAGAGTCCGCCACAGCGTGCTCTTGTCCAGGTCGTTCAACTCGGCGACAGCGAACAGTGTGCGCACTGCCTCGCGCTTGTGTGCCGGGTCCGAGTACACGCCCGGTCCGCCCTCCGTTGGTTGCTCCACCACGAAGTACGGTGTCATGATGTCCGGCCTCGGGGACTGTTCTTCAGCCGCCATGACGAGCCGCGTTGTGGCTGTTGAACATCGCCTTGATGTCGGTTGCGTTCGTCGCCCGGTACCGCGTCCCGCAGCACGTGAAGCTGAACTGATCGGACACCGGGACAGCGTTCGCGGCGACTTTCTCCCACGCGTACTCGTACCGCTTCGGCTCGATGCGTGGTGCGCTCTCTTCGTCGAACTCTTCGTTGAACTCCATCTCGGGCGGTACGTCAGTCATCATTCGGCCCTCCTTCTAGTGGGATGCCTTCTAGGTCTTCTTTCCTAGTTAGGTAAATCTCCTGTTCCTCGTCTGTCATCGCCTCGGCCGCTTCGATCGCGTGATTCAGATTCAACTCGTCCAGATACGCCTCGACGTGACGAGGCTTCGGCGCAATCGCGATCTCCTGCTCTGGACTGTACCGGCGTTTCTTGCCGGGATTGCGCTCGCGAGTCGGGTTGTAGTTCTTCACGACTCGCTCGGGGCCTCGGGCTCTGCGATCGTAGCCTCACTTGTTTCCAGGACTGAAGCGGTGACAGAGACAGGCTCCGGCAGGGTCGCGGGTTCACTCGCGACCGGGTTGGGAGTCTCGCTGGCAGGCGCTTCCCAATCTCCGCTCGCCCCGGCCCCACCGGATGCTCCGCCCTTGCCCACGAACACTTCCGTGCTCTCACCCTCAGGCTTCGCGTAGTCCCAGCCGATGAATACGGTCGGCACTACCACGTCAGCTTCGTGCGTCTCGGGCTCTTCCTCGTGCTTCGGCACGTAGAGCACACGTGGCGAACGTGGTCCCTCGGCCGGTCGATCCACGAGCGGCATGTTGGACAACATCCTCTCGATCAGACGTTGCCGACGCCGACGCTTGATCGCGTCGATCAGCTTACGCACACCGAACGCCGCCACTGAAAGCAGCCCGAAGAACCCTCCGAGCACGAACACGAGAGTCATCAGTACGTTACTTGCGTCCATGTCGTCTCCCCTTTCGATCGAACATGTAGTAGGCCAGGATCAGCCAACCTCCCGGAGCGATCGCGATGATCAGCCACATGTACCACGGCACGTCGTCGAGCCGCAGTCCGCGAGCGATCCGCTTAGCTTGCGCGTGTCGTATCAGTCGCCGCAAGTTCCGCTTGCCTCTTCTCGGCCATCTCGATCATTGCGGCTCTGAGCATCCCTTGCATCTTGTCGAACGGCACCCGCGTGCTTTTACGGGTTCGGCGGGCGTTCGTCTTCACGCCGCGTGCTCCGATCGCCTTGCGGGCCAGCTTCTTCGCCTCGTACTTCTTCGAGCGGGTCTCGGTCTCGAAGAACGGCACCCGGACGGCGCGCTTGCGTGGCAGGCCCTTGGCTCCGACTTGACTCCGCTTCTTGCGGCTCCGGCTTGCTGGTCCGGGGTTGAACTCTCGGGTACGCTTGCCCGTGAGCATCACTCACCCTCGTGAAAGTAAGCCTGACGAACGGCTTCTTTCTTCTCTTCGGCCAGGTCACGCTCGACGATGCTGCTTTTCCGGATACGCGGGGGGAATGTGTGAATGCAGGATAACAGGCTCGGCATCGCTGCTCGGCACTCGTCGCACACTAGCTTTTTGTCCATGTGTTGTGCCCTCCCTACCTAGTTAGGTAAACCCTAACGTCGCCAAGTTACAGCGAATGGCAGGGACATCACGAGCGCGCGGGCTCGTTCACTCGGGTCCGAGACGAGCAGGCCCATCGAGAGCAGGAAGTCAAGTCCGTTGCGATCGACCATGCGGAACATAGGGTTCGGCCCGAGCGCGGTCTTCATCGTCTGCGCGACAGCGGCTCGCCGCTCGGCTAGCTCGGGCGCGCGTCCGAATGACTCGACACGCTCTACTTGCGTCTCACTCGTCCGACTGCGCGGCACGTTGCGCAGACTCGAAGTCCGCTCTTCGACCGTGGATTCACCTTTCGCCATTTATGACTCCCCCGGAGTTTGCAAATCAGGCGTTTCGGTCTCATTGATCTCTCCCCTCAGTAGGTCCGCTAGGCGACGATTCACCGCACCCTCGCTCTCGCTTGTGCCACCGATGTAGGGCGCACCCTCAGGGTACGCGGTTGCGTCGGCATCGCCATCAGGAAGTCCGCTGTGCCCGTTGTTCCCACAGTACTGCGCGCGTACAAAGTCTTTCGTCAGGTCCAGAGTCTCGATCGGCTCGCACAGCGGGCACCACGGTCGGCTAAGGTCCTTCGTGTCCGGGATGCGATCTTCCTTACCCGCTGACGGGTAGAACACCGACATCGTATCGTTCGGATCGTTAGGCATCCGGCGTCTGCTCCGTGCCCGGATCGCGCAGCCGGGTGACCTTGCGACGATTGCACTCCGCTCGGCACTCTTCGCACATGGTCCTGATCCAGCCGCGCCCGCCCGTCGTCCCTGGCTTGCCACAGTCTTCACAGATTTTCCCGGACAGAGATTCGATCGCCGACATGTACCCGTCAGCGTAGCCGGGGTCGTTGTCGCAATAGTGGTACATGCGCAGCGTGCCGAACTTCTCCTTCACCTGTGTGACCACGAGACTTCCCAGGAACCGACCCTGGTGATGCTTCTGGTCCCACTCGATGCGATCGAACACAGCATTGATAAGCACGTGCCAGCCCTTGCCGACTGAGTCGAGCGCCATCTTGCGATCGTACCCGTGCACACCCTTGGCTCGCTCGTACACCACGTACCCAGGCCCGATCGGCGAGCCCATGTTCACGCGGTCATCGGAGAGCACCACCTGAGCCGCGAGCGGAATGGTCGTGCTACCACCAAGCACAACACTCAGCCCACACACCGGGCACACGCCTGCGGTGTTGAACTCGCACCTGTGCACGTGATTCAGCACGTCATCGTACATTTCGTCGCTCACGTTCCGCTCTCCTTTCGGCCGTGTACCGCTTGCGCTCGGCCTCGACGATCAGGAGCCGTCTGAGTGCGGTGTTCATGCGTAGCTGTTCCATCGCACAGCACCGCAGCCCTCTACCTTGCATTGCTCCAACCACTCACTCGCACCCCACGAGAACGAGAATGTGCCGGGCACTTTCTCCCACTCGTGCACACCCCACGTGTCGTGCAGGTTCGTGAGCCAACGCCAGAAGCGTCTCATATCTTGCTGTGCCTCGGCACCCACTCACCGTCCACGTTACGGATGAAGTCGCCGAACACGTTGGGGTAGCGTGCGTGGAGAATGTGCCCGACCTTGTCGAACACCAGCCTGATCTCTTCCTCGGCGGCTTTGCTCGTCCGCAGTTCCAACACATGGCGCAGCGTGCGGAGGTTCGCCGTCCACAGAATGCTCGTCGCGATGCCGTCCGGCAGGAACCGTCGCAGCGCGCTCGTCATCAGCTTCTTGTAGCCGAACCCGGACTCGGGCGAATCGAGCGCGAGCCGCTTACGCGCGTAGTCCTGAAATGCTTCCAGTGAAAGCATCAGCCCCGTCACCCGTGCGCTGATTTCCGCATCGCCCTTCAACGACTCAGGAAACCAGAACGGGATGTCGTCGTTGCGGACGTACCGCATGCTCTCCTGCGAGATGCCGACACCCACGCGGTGCCGCACTAGCTCGTGCGTGAACACACGAGACACGTTCGCGAAGACGAAGGACACCGTCGCGTGCTCGAACACCGAGCCGTGCCCTTGCTTGACGATGTTGTTCAGGTACTCGTCGTTGCCCTCGCGGACCTTCGTCACGTTGGGGTTCAGGCCCGGCTTGAAGGATCGATAGCACAGACGGCCCGCGAACTCCACCAACCGCTCGGCGTCCGTGATGTTCGGGCTCGTGCGCCAGTCCGACGCGCCAATCGAGCCAAGGTAGCTCTGAAACCCGTCGTAGTGGATCGCGGTCTCGGCGATCAGGTACACTTCCGGCTGAACGCTTCTCATGGCATTCCTCCCGCGCCTGGTCCGCGCTCGATCTTCGCTGTGCGCAACCCTTCGACGATGCTTCGAGTCACAGCCTTCGGCGCGATCAGGTCACGCTCGCAATCACAATCGTTCGGCCCAATGTGCTCGCACTGATCCTCGGGCAGGTACAACGCCGTGTTCTTGCACCGAGTGATTAGCTCGGGGATGTCGTACAGAACGTCGTTCGCGAACTTGTACATCACGTCCCACCGCGAGTCAGGCCCCGGCTCTTCGGGGAGCAGGATGAACGTCGTCTTTCCCTGACCAACCATGTACCCCAACTCTAGATGGCCCGACTTGCCCGCTGGCATCACGAGCACACCAATGTGCGCGCGGTCCAGGTGGCTCTTATCGTATTCGTACACGTGCTGAGCGGGGTAGCCCTTCAGCGCTTCGGAGTAGGACTTGCCCCGCGCCTTCTCGTACCGCTGCCAGTAGTCGTCGGCCTCAGGTCCGGCCGCGTACCAGTCGTCGAACACGTCGAACCCTTCGGCCCGTAGCTGCTTCGCGATCTCCGGGACGCGGGGGTTGCGCAACGATCCGATCAGATAGACAGTCAGCATGTGGTTCTCCTACCTAGTTAGGTAAACCCCTACAACGCAACCGGATACTCGTCCACGAACAGCCCGGCCTCGCGGTAGAGGTTCGCGGCCCGGATCAGGTCAGGCCCCCACCGGTCCAGCTTGTCAGACGGGCAGGCCGGAAAGACCACTCGCTTGATGCCCGCCGTGATCATCAGGGACGCACAGACTGTGCAGGAACCGAACGGCCAGGTGTAGAGCGTCGCGCCTCGAACGTCGGCCCGAGCCCGGAGCACCGCGTTCCGTTCACAATGCACGATGATCGCGTACTTCGTCTCGCGATCGTTCAGCCGCTCCGGCGTGTCGGCGATGCCAGCCGGGAACCCATTGTACCCGACCGAGAGGACCACGTTGTCCGGCGACGTGATCACCGCACCCGTCTTCGTGCTTGGGTCCTTCGACCACTGCGCCACGTACTTCGCCATGTCCAGGAAGCGAAGGTCCCACTTCTCGCGTCGTCCGTTGTATCCGATCATACTCACCGCTTCTTCCTCCCCTGTAGTAGGTTGTTCAACTCGCGTTGCCCCTCTTCGGTTGACTTCCACTTGCGCGGCTGTAGCTCGGACGGCAGGCCCTCGTTCGTCGGGCACCATGCGGTCGGGATCATCTGAGTGACGATGCCGTCCGGGTCCAACTCGAACGAGGTTGCGACGAAGCTGTTGCGCCCTCCGCACTCGCCGCACACACGAACCTCGTTCGTGATCGGCTTCTTCTCGTCAGGCTTCAGTAGCTCGACGTTGCACCAGGCGCACTTCGTCATGGCTTCGGCTGTTCGTATACCGCTTTGACAGTGCGGTGCGCGGCGTACACTGCGACCGGAGCCTCAGCCTCGTCGAGGATCGTGAGCCAATCGTCGGTCAGCGCAATCGCGAAATTGCCAGGGTACTCTTCGCGTCCGCCGCCCATCAGGGTGACCACCAGTTTCGTCATTTCAGATACCTCATACACTCCACGAGATTTTCGCCGCCTATGACGCAGGTCGCTTGCGACAGAGTGCGCAAGATACGCCACAGGGATGCGAGGACGAATCCTGACACGGCGACGTTGGTGGCAAGGATGATCCATACGGCCACCGGTATGTCCGACAGCGCTCGCACCAGTGCGCTCCAAGCACGTCGTCCGCGACCCTCACGGGACGGTGCAGGAGTCGGCACAGGATTGAGAACACGTCCACGCCAACTCAACGCTTGACCCCCGGCCGCTTCGCCGGGACGATCTTCACGAACTTGCACGTGTGGCCCGGCGTGTTGGCTGAGACACAGATGCGGTTCGATCGCGGGCTCTTCCGGCCGCACGCGATGAACTCTCGCACCGTGGCTTGCTGTGTCCCGATCACCCGGCCGTCGCGCTCGATCGTCGTCACGGCAATGTGCGCCTCGGCCAGCTTCTTCAGGAGGATCGCCCAGCCGTCTTCGCGAGTGTGTCCGTTCACGGAGCCGGTCGCAATCTGCTCCCGGTTGACGTACACCGCATAGTGGTAGTCCGAGACCGGGGCCAGGTCGCTCACGTTCCAAATCTGGACTGTCAGCATAGGCTTGTCCCTCCTACCTAGTTAGGTAAACTACTCACCCCTCGGATCGCGCCACACCTGCTCGCGGTGCCAGGGGAGGGTTGACTTGGTCACGCTCGTTACGCTGGCCTCGCTCCGGACGTTCATCCGCTTCATGAACCACACGAGCGCCTGAGTCATCGAGTCTACCTGGTCGTCGTACGCGCCACGTGGGAATTCGGTGCACTCCTGAATGAAATCCTCCACCCACGGAGCCCGCATGGGAAGATAGATGTTGCCCGCCTCCCAAAACGGTTCGATAGCCTGTGCCCGCGCTTCCTTACCGCCCTCAGGCTCGACCGGCTTGAACCCCGGCACCTTGTGCTTCAGGTCGTCGATCACCGCTGGCCCGTTCGCCTTGTCTTCGACGAGGATGCGCGTGATCTTGCCCTGATACTTCGCCGCACACGCCTGGATCGCTTTCTTCGTCGCCGAGAACGCCATGCGATCGCGCACCAGGTGGAGCAGGTAGAAGTCCGCCCCGAACCGGAGCCATGCCGTGCCTACGACGTAGTCGCTGTCGTCCAGGTCCTTGAACGCACAGTCCCATGACCAACACTGGTCGTCGAACTTCTTTTCGAGCAGGATGCTCGGCGGTAGGTCGTAGAACTGAATCTGCGCCCGCTTGAACATCCCACCTTCGCGCGGTGTCGGCCGTTGCTGTAACTGAGCCGCCGATGCGTGCGAGCCCAGCCGCTTCTTCAGCTTCGCGGTCTCTTCAGCCGTGTACCGCTCTTTCCACAGTAGCTCGCCGTCTTCGCTGCGCGGGTCCGTGGTCTCCGGCGCGAACTGGACACCGCTCGGCACCGAGACGTACGTTGCGCCCTTCTCGAACTCCATCGGCAGGTTCAGGTGCACGTAGTCGCCTTGGAGCAGGATGTTGCCCGACAGGTCGGCGAAGTGTGCTCGCTGTGCGATTACGAGACGCCGAACCGTGCGCGGGTCGTTGCCTCGGGTGGACATGACTTCGTTCCACCACCGGACCGCGCCCTCTCGAACGATGTCCGACTCGACGGTCTGTACGCTGTGCGGGTCGTCGCAGACGATGATGTCTCCGCCCTCACCCGTGTTCGCGCCACCGACTGACGTGGCGAGCCGGTAGCCCTTGAAGCTATTCTCGAAGCGGCTCTTCTCGTTCTGGTCCTTCGCGATCGTGAACCGGTCGCTCCATCGCGACTGATACCAGTTGGACTCGATCAGTTGGCGCGTCGCGAGCGAGTCGCGGATGGCGAGGTTCGCGGCGTACGACGAGTAGAGCAGCTTGACTCGCGGGTCCTGAAGCCACACCCACGCGGGGAACATCACGGAGCAGATGGACGATTTGCCGAACCGTGGCGGAATGTTGATCAGTAGGTCGCGAATCTGACCCCGGTAGAGCGCAGTCAGATGTTCAGCGATCGCACCAATGTGCCAGTTGTATTGGAAGAGTGACGGGACTGCGGTAGGCCACGCGTCCTCGATGAAGCACCGGAGAGACTTACTGTCGATCTCGGCCAGTGCTTCAGTCTCGTCACCCCTCCCCAGGATAGCAGGGGTGATCTTCATGATTATATTGTACCGCGAAGGGTTTAGGTCAGCCGGTGCGGGTCCTTGTACGGGTCTTCGGTGAACCGGATGCGCCGCTGCTCGGGTAGCTTGATCGTCTCGTGAAACGGGGACAGCGGCGTCTTCGGGTCGAACAGGTGAGCGCCCATCTCTTCGCCCGGCCGCAAAGCATTCCACGTCAGCTTGAACACCAGCTTGTTCGGATCGCCCGGCCCCGAGTGCTTCGCCCTCACGCCCCTGTGCTTGGCGATCGCTTCGGCCATGCCCTGCGATCGACTGATGCCCGCGTCACAATGCACCACGATGTCAGCATGCGGCCAGGCCCGCACGAACGCCGCCACCTGAGCCGCCTGCTCGGGCGAGTACAGCGCGGTGTGCGCTCGCTCCCGGTCCGTGAGCCCGATCGGCCAGGTGTCCAGGTCGTGGAACCGCAGGCGCAGCACGTCAAGCCGGAACTCGTCAGGGAGTAGTGCCGCGCTCGACGCGTCTTCCATGTAGCCCTGAATCTCGTGCGGCTTCGGCCTCGGTGGAGTCGAAATGCTGATCAGCACGTACGGGTCGGACAGGTCCAGCCCGAACTCCACCATGTACCGCGAGAACGTGTAGACTCTCACCGCGCTTTCGCCTTTCTGCGTGCAGGCACCAGTCGTTGAACCGCCCATAGCTTCTCGTCACCGATCGGTGTGCCAGCGCATGGTGCCCACGCCTTGATCGCTGTCCGCATTGCCTTTGCCGCCGATCTCTTCGTGCGCCACACCGTAGCCGACTTGTACGCGAACGTGTTGAACAGCCGTCCGCGCTCTGCGGCTTGGAGTCTCGACGGCGAGTACTCCCGCATCGGTCTGCCCTGCCAGGTTACGATGAACATTATGCCATGAACCTCGCGACGAGCGCACCGATCGCCACAGCGAACAGTGGTCTGGTGAAGATGATGGCGAGATTCTGCCCCATCGAACGCTTCTCGGTCGCCGCGTCCTCGTACGTCAGCATGCGCGTCAGCATGCAGAGCCCGATCGCCTGCGCGATGCCGATTGGCCGGACCCCGAGCGGATACACGAACCAATACCACAGGTGCATCAGCGCCCAGCCGTTAAGAATCGACGCGATCACCATGAGCGCGAGCCCGCCCGTGACCGCAAGTGCGAGAACTCCACCGATCTTCCCCCGGTCTTTCATGTGCAGCCCCTTTCAGTGAGAAGTTTGAGATACTGCCCGCTCACGCTGAGCACAAGGATCGACAGCCATATCAGGAGCAGGATCAGGATGCCCCACTCAGGACTTTCCTTCTCTTGCTGCGTCACAACGCTTGCTCGATCGCGTTCGCGAGCGACCGTGCGTCGTCGCTCAGGTCATTCTTGTCCACCGCTGCGATCTCGTCGAACAACTCGGGCTCGATCGCGCCCCAGGCGTCGTCGTTCAGCGCCTCGTACATCTTGCGCGCGAACTCTCGAACCTTGCCCCAATCCTTGGTCATGCCCTGCCACTCGTCGCGGTCGGGTTCGCGCTCGTACCCCGCACTCGTCATCACAACGCGATGACATTCCCATTTCTGTTCGAGCACCCATTCGCGGTCACTCTGCCTGCCCCGCAGATGCACCGTAGGACGCCACACATACTCGTTCATCGCAGCGTGTCAGCCGGACCGTCGATCACGGTCGGCACACCCTCTTCGCCGCAGTCCAGGCATCGCGCCCGCGCTTCGTTCGACGCATTCACCACCACGGCAACCTGGTCGTTATCGCAGTCGCACGGCGGTGGGAGCACTAGCTTCTGCATCACAACCTTCTGAACAGGTTGAGCAGCACGAGGAACGGCCACGTCGCCACCACGAAGAAGAGCAGGAACCCGACCGCGAACAGACGGCCCAGCCCTTGCTCGTCCTCGACAGCGATCTTCGCGTCCTCGATCTTCGCGATGTAGTACGTCACCCCCGCGACCACGTACGCCAGCCCCGCCACGAACCACTCGGGTGTGAATCCCATGATCATGTCGCCCTCCTTTTGAAGTCCAGGACCTTCGCCGGTCCTAGTCTACCGATACGTCGTCGCCGTGGCAACAGGAAAATTTGCCCATCGTTACGCGCCAGCACTCGACGCCGGACTTCGCCCGTGAACGTGCCGTTCTTGCCGACGCCAACCATGATCTCGCCGCGCTGATAGTCGATCAGCCTGTGAATCACGAGCCCATGACCCAGCGGGTCATCATCCTGACTGCAACCACAAGCGACGCCAAGAGCGCACCGAAACCGACGATCAGCAACGCTACAGCCGGTGAATTCACCATCGTGCCCACGGCGGACGCGACGGTCAGCACACCAAATGCGTAGAGCGTCCAGGCTATCTCTGCCATTTCTCCCTCACGTTCAGTTTCATGCGGTGCGGACCACCGACACTGAACCACGGCGCGAAGACGCGGACGTACATCACTCGTGACTCACCAGGGTCCAGGTCGCCGACGAAGAACGCCTCACGCCACACTCCTGAGTCCTTGCCGCTCTTCACCATCACTTGCAACGGAGACCACGGGTCACCTTCGGCCCATAGCTGACGAAGCGATTCATCCCCTGTGTTCACCAATTTGACGAGCAGGAACTCAGGCTTGCCCGGCTCCATCGTCGCGGACAGTGTCCCGTACGGACCCATCTCCGCACCTTCGAGGATTTCCCAGCGTACTTGACTCACAGCCCCGCCGCCTCGTGGTCGCTGTCGTGCTGTTCGAGGTAACTCTGAATGTGTCGCACAGCGTTCACGAGCGCGGTCCAGTCGGCTCGGCCCACGTTCGCGCGGTCGCTGTCTTCCCAGGTCTCCGGCGTGTACTTCGGACCGAAGTGCTCGGCGAACGCTGCCACCTGATACTGGTAGAACGTGATCCAGAAGTCGCGCTCGTCCCTGTCAGTGATCAGGCCCTTGTCGAACCGAGCCTGCAACGACAGCTTGTGCCACTCGCGCTCCTCGCGGGCCAACAGCTTCTCACCACGAGCCTTCATCCTCGCGGCCCACGCTTTGTGCTCGGCCTCTGCCATGCGGTCGTGCTTGTTCATGGTCGGCCCTCCCTACCTAGTTAGGTAAACTACCAGGCCACACCCACGCGCTCTTCGTAGTGCGGACACGTCGAACAGCCCGGCCGTCCCTTGTCCACCTGGATCGTATGCTTGCCCAGCTTCGCCGTGCACTCGGGGCAGTACCAGGTCCGCATCTGTGCCGGTCGGGGGTCAGCCTCGCGCATCGCCTTCATCGCGGCGTCGAACTCCGGCCCGAAATTGGAGACCGCCACGGTTGCCATTATCCCGGCCCGTAGTGGCCGATCTCCCCGGCCTTCAACTTCACCAGATACTTGCGCAGTCGCTTCAACTCTCGGAGCGCAGCATTGATCTCGCTCGCGAACCCCGCACCGATCGTCAGTCGGTTCGCCACCGGATCGCTCGGGCGGTCGGTCAGGATGATCAGCGTGTCCAGCATATCGTTGTGCACACAGTGAGGCATCAGACTTCCCTCCCGTCCAGGACGAGCGGTGCCCGCCCGGCTAGTGGTGGCGTCGGCTCGATCGGCTTCTTCGGCTCGGTGCCCGGTCCCTTGCGCAGCACTATCGGATCGCCTTGCAGAAAAATCACTGTGTCCTTCGTGATCCTCGCGAACTCCTCTGCCTCAATTGTCAGCCGCTCTATTTCAGCCCTCTTCGCCGCCGCGTACTTTATCCGCTCCAACTCCTCATACGAAGGGATAAGTTGGTACGGGCGCGGCTCGCCCCCGCTGTAGCTCGTGCAATCGCAATCACCCGCGAGCCCTCGGTACCCACTACCGCACTTTGGGCAACCCATCAGCTTAGCCCTGCACGGGTGACCATACTTCCGAGTGTACGGCATTCCACACTTGGCACATATCAGCGTCGCCATCAGTCGGCCGTGTAGAACGGCACGCTCCGGTATTTGGCGGTCGTCTCTCTCACACCGTCCATCATCGCGGCGCGTGGCTCACAGAGCGGGCACCGCACGCCTGTGTACAAGAGCGCGTACCCGGCTATGCGGCCGTCCGAGTACACGCGACCGCCCAGGCTCTTGAAGTACCCGATCTCGTCCTTACCGAACTGCCTCGGGTCGGGCAGACCTAGCGCCTTCGCCAAGTCCTGGTGATTCATGCACTCGCGCGGCTCGCGATCGCGTCGCTCGCTCGGCTCCATACTCCCCCAGGTCATTCGCCCCATCCGATCGCTTTGCGGTTCTCGTCGAGCACGAGCGGCGACTTGCCGGGCGCGAGCCCGACGCGGATCGCGTGCCCATGAATCTCGGCCTTCGCCTTCTCGACAGTCTTCTCCATGTGCCGGTCGAACTGCTCGGCCGTGAACGTCGTGTTCGACACCGCTGCCTGCTCGATCGAGTCGAGCATGCGCAGCGACTCCTTTCCGCCCTTGCCCTCGGTGATCCGCTGCCTCAGGTTGGCGATCGTCTCGCGGATGCCGTCGAACCGTCGCTTCATCTCGTCGCCGAATTGCTTGACGCGCGTCTCCTTCGGCTCAGGGATGATCGACACGCGCTCGCGGCCCAGGTGCTCGATTGTGCACGGGACGCCTTCGCCCTGACCCACGGCAGACACGAGCGTCGCCCACTGAGCCTCGCTCATGTTCACTTCGATCAGTTCCTCGCGCCCGTGGTACCAGTCGTTCGACAGGCTCCGGTACTTCTCGGCGCGCTTGATCGTCAGCGTCAGGCCCACGCGGTGCGTGAAGTCCGAGCCGAACAGCCTGTGCCCTGAGCCTTGCCAGCGAGTGATGCCGATGACAGCGTAGGCCGGATGCGACTCGACGCTTTCGTGCGTTGGAGAGTCGCTGTTGCGCGTGATCACCGGTTCGACGGGGTAGCAGATGCCGCACGTCTTGCCCGGCCGGTTGTGTCCGCAGTGTCCAGGCTTCGTCAGGCCACGCGCTGTGCCTTTCTCTCGAAGGGTTTCTTCGTCCCACCGGCCCTTGTTCGTCATAGGCTTGGCCCTCCCCTTACCTAGTTAGGTAAACCGAATTGGCAGGGCGCGGGAGCACCAAGCGAATGATCGGCTAGGCAATCGGCTGGACTGTGCGGCTCAGGCTCGTTGCAGTACCCGCAACGCGGGCATGTGGTCTCGACCGCTCAGCCTTCCCACGTCTTCCCGCACCGCCCACATGTCCGGCCGATCGTCAGTGTCATTTGCCAGCGTTCATCAGGTCCAGGCCCGCATCGGTCAGCACCCACTTGTGCGTGACAGGCCCGTCGCCTTTCCTATACGTGCGCCTGTCAGCGAGCCCAGCCTTCTGTGCCTCTTCCCACTCAGTCTCGGTCTGTGTGCTCGGGTCCAGGACGAACGTGCGCCACACCTTTGCCGTCTCGTGGGCACTCACCGGATCAGCCCCACCCACTGCGCGACGTAGTACGCGACGGTCGCGAGCAGGCCCACGCCCATGATCGCTCCGATGACGATTGCGAGTCGCTGTGTCATCGGACCGTGCTCGGCCGCAGACGGCGCGTAATCCGTTCGATCAGCCGCTCTGACTTCTTCGCGGCCCTCACGTCATCCTCGGGACTCGTCGCCTGCTCGTGCGCA